CGTCGCCGCGACGAGTGTGATCGAGAACACTAGAGTTAGTACCCATTTCCCCCGTATGGACACGCGCGGTTGGACCGAAAGGCCCTACCGTCCGAGTCTGTTGCGGCTTGGTTTGAGATGTGCGGACTACTTTACGACTTTCGGTTACGCGAATCGCGTGAGCAAGATTGGTGGTATGACGCGAATGTGCGACGCGGATTTACGGAAGCGGATAATGTCAGCTTTGCAGGAGGTTGTGGCGGTACCGCAACCGGCTGGACACAGCCATCCTGCTGCGGCTAACGAGCGGACGTCTGTCAATTTGGCGTTTCGGAGAGTCCTGCGCGCAGCGGGGTTCGGTTGTTATGCAGTGAGCTCGGGAAAACGGGACGTTGAACGTCACGGTACCGAGGAGATCACGCATGGCTGCCGGTTCCCGTATGGTGCGAAGGACCTTACGGAGCGCCTTTTCATGACGGACTTACGCGAGGAAGACGCACTGGTTTTTGTGGACGTGGATTATTATACGGATATGCGGAGATGGGCACAGTACGGCAAAGTCATGTTGCTGTACACTTTTGTGCCAGAGATCGCCGCAGGTGCCGGAAATGACTCACGTTTCGAACTGGGAGAGGGCGAGTTCGTGGATGTTGCTGGTTATGCCAGCCACATCGGGACGATGGTGAGATACCAGGTCAGCGGCGGGGAGGCGTATGCCCACCCGCTGTGGGACTGGTCTATTAGCCATTTTACCGTTGTGGATTTCTGGGGAAACCGTATCACCTATTTGGTGGAATCGCGTCGTTGCCCGAGCGGGCGGCGAATGGTCTGTTGTTTTCCGAGCTCATACACGGCCTGCCCCTACTGGGTGGGCGTACCCGACTGTCCGTTACGGCGTTTCGACGCGGTGCACGACGGTATTTCTGTGGTCTCACGGGAGTCTGACAATACGTTGTCGATAGGCTGTCCGGGGACCTGGGAGTGCCTGAATGTGTCGTTGTTGGAGTACCGTGGGTGGATGGTTAAGTATGGCGCTAGTGGATCGAAGTACGTAGGCGATGTGGAAAAATGGATGCGCATCTCGGAGCGTCCGGACGTCAAGTCCGGCGCGACGAGGTGGGCACCTGTTGTGTACGCGTTGCTGCGCGGCGGTTGGGAGCCGAAGGCGTGCAGTGGGATTTGTGGAACTTCTGAACTGAAGGTTACACCCATGGCACGCCCGACGCGACACACCGTCGAGCATTACGTTCTGAACCCCACAGGCGACGTGAGCAAGCTCC